CTGCAGCAATGCAACCAGAGTTTGAGGATGAAGAAGCAATTGATCCGTTTGATTTCTGGCAAGGTGCTAATTTCAAGTTGAAGGCAAAGAATGTAGCAGGATATAGGAACTATGATAGTTCTGAGTTCGCTGCAGTAAGTCCACTACTTGATGACGATGATGCTCTTGAAGCATTATGGAAAAAGCAATTCTCACTCGCAGAGATTGTTGCTCCTGATCAGTTCAAGTCATATGAAGATCTTAAGAAGAGATTAGAATATGTTCTTGGAAGCAAGAGACCAGCACAAGATCCAGAGGTCTTCGATGAAGATAATGATCGTGGTTCAGCAGAAGAATTAGTATCTGCTGCAGTATCCGCACCTCCAACTACTTCAACAGTAGATAAAGAAGAGGACGATGCATTATCGTACTTTGCGAAACTCGCAGAAGAATAAGCATACAGGAGGTCAAACGACCTCCTTTTTTTATGGCAATGTTATATTAGTATTTTCCGTTTGTATTGTTCTTTCGTCTAAAAATTCAGAGGACTCTGCATATGTCATAATTTCTCTCATATCATTTAAGAATTGTTGTAAATATTCCTCTCTTAAAATAAATATATTTCTTTTCTCTTCATTTAAACGTGTCTCATATTCATAATTACTAATACCAACTACAGGATTTAAAGTTGCGTTTGGTTCACCTGGTTTTGGGATAGTAAAATTACTATCTACAACTTTTCCTTTTGGTAGTATTAATCTTCCAGTAGCATCTTTGACCTCTGTTGTTTCAAAAAATCTAGCAGAATTTAAACTATCACCATACTTTAAATCAGCATAGTTAAATAAATCTCTGTTATTAAGTGGCCATTCATTTCTTATATTAATAATACCTGCAACCGTAATCACAATCCAATCAAAATCTGAACTACCATACAATTCTTCAGCAACTGTATCTGGTCTCATTCCTTCACCTATTTCATACTTATCAAATACCGTAAAATTATTCTGCAAATCATCTCTTAATTTAACTCTACGAAATATATTTTTTACTTCAATGAAGTCAAGTGAGGATATCTTCTCTGGTAAAAAAGAAGGATATCTTAAATTTGGTAGTTCTCTGAAATATCCCATTAGTATCCTACTGCTCCTGTACCAGGTCTTTCATCATAATCAATATCATAAATTGGTTGTAATTCTTTGAATGATAAATCTAATTGCATTGAAACTGGTGTGCCATCATCATAAGTTGAATATACACCATCAGCAGTATATGTTGTCTGCATATCGGTTAGAAAACACTGCTTAAATTTATTTAAAAATGGATGATCTTTACTGCCACTCCTATATCTCAGTTTAAAAACATTTGGTGTTCTTAAAAAGAAATTACTACCATCTGAAACTCCACCTTGTGCTTGTGGTGCCATGTTTCTTTTAAATGCACGAATAATTAATCTGACTTGCTCTGACTCTCTTGCATTACGAGGTGTTAATTTAAAAGAAAAACGGAAGTTTCTTATTGTAACATCACTGAATAAGAGTTCCATATTTGGATTTAATATTTCACCATTACCTCTTGCTAAAAGTTGATTTGGAGTAACGTTCGCACCAAAAATATTGACTGCTTCTGATGCTAATTTTTTAGTTACAAGATCTGCAGCAACGTTCTTAGCTTCTTCACTTGAACCCCCTAATCCCTTCTCTAAAGCTGTTTTAAATTTTTGAGTTTGATCTGTTAAGTCAAGAGAACCAACCCCACCAGTTGCTATTTGTCTTCCTAATGTACTCATAGCATCTCCAACAAAATCAACACCAGCAGCTGCAAGACCATTCAATCGTGATTCACCATATACAACATTATTGGTATCTTGTAGTTGTGCTGGTATTGGTAATAAAATTGTTCCTGCATTTATTAAAGGTTTACGAGATAATCTTCTTGATCTTCCAGCAGCATTTGTTCTACGATTACCTGTAACATATCTTGCATCATCACCAGCTTGATTTACATAACTAGTACCTATTTCTGCATATCTTTCAATATCAATTTGTAAGTAGTCAGTATGTTCTGTGAGAGATTCTGCTGGATATCTTAATATTCCACCTTGTCTTCTTTTACCGTATCTTGCAAGTCTATTCTTTCTTATATCAGCTTGTTTAGCTGCGTATCTTGCATTTTCCTGTGCTTTCCTTGTTTCTGTTGTTGAATCATCAAATTGTGGAAACCCATCAACTTTTTCTCCATTTAAAAATTGATCAACTTGAGATTGATTTTGTAGTGTAGGAACATTATATTCCTTTATCTGATCTCTTAACCATTTATTATTTACATTTGCATTATCTGTATTTTTGATTTTATTTACAGCATCATTAAAGGAAGTTTCAGGTTTTATATCCAAAGTATTGTAATCAACCTTTATGCCACCAGTTACTCCCTCAGCTTTTCCCCACACACCTCCAAAGTAGATGTATGTTTGACCATCTGGTGCAACAGTAACTGATCCTGGTAATGGTTCTGACATATATCTTTTTAGTTATTTATACGAAACTTCGCAAATGGTATAGTATTTAGGTCTTGTAACTCCTCATTTGTAACTTGATAGAGTTGGCCAACAACTTCATCCCATGTATATCTGCGTGATTGACCCCAATGAAAGTTGATACCTGTGAATCCCCAAGAGAATATATTAGTGACTGCTACCAATGGATTCTGATCATATCGCAATCCAGCAGTCTTTGGTTGATATACAAATACATATATCTTGCCAACATCAGGAATAGGTGTTACACTATCAGTTAATGCATCCATGATTTCAATCATTAAATCATCGGCATCCTCGTTTCCAACAAGATCATCTACTAGTGGGCTGATGCGACTCATTTGATTCCTAATTCATTTTCAGTCATAACTTTGAATTCCCACATACGATCTTCGCAGAACTCAGTTGCTGCCCTCCATTTTGCCTGATTCTTAGCAAATTCATATACTTCTCTGAGATATCCTTTTGTCTGTCTTTTTGGTCTTTTTGGTTTCATGGTCTGTTTGAATGGTTTAACTTCAATCAAATATCTTTTGATTCGACCTGTATTCTCTTGCACTTTGATATAAAAGTCTGGGAAGTACCTATGAACCTTATTATCAACAGGTGATAGGTATGGAAGTGCGATTTCTTCACTCCCCCATTCAAGTATCCTTTCATTTTTGTCACAATACACCATGAATTTTCTCTCCCAAAGGGAACGATATATGATGTTAGTGGGATCACCTTTGTACTTTTTAGGGTATGACGGATAATATTTTCCCTTATATGACATAAATAGAAATAACAATCATACTTATTTAGAGTGGCAGAGACACTAGTTAAACCATATAATATGTCAATTGCCAATCGTCTGATGGGACCTTTGGCACAAACAAATCACTTTTTGGTGACAATTTCATCATTGACACCAGAGGTAGAAACATATCTTCAAAATTTTACAGATGCAAGAGATTTAAGAAGATTTCTTTCCGAGAGAAGTGGTATATTATGCAGTGATGCATCACTACCGACGACTGCATATGCAACTGCAGAAGTCCGAGATAACTTTATGGGTGTACCTCAACAGTATGCACATACCAGAATCTATACAGATATAGATTTTACTTTTTATATTGATGATGATTATACAATTCTTAAAACCTTTGAGGGTTGGATGGAGTATATTTCAAGTGGTGCTAATAATTTTATGGATCAGCAGACTAAATCTTTCTATCGTAGAATGAGATATCCTGATTCATATAAGTGCAACACTCTCTACATCAATAAATTTGAGAAAAACTTTAAGAGAACTATGAGGTATCAATTTATTAATGCCTTTCCAAAAAGTATGTCATCTGTTCCAGTTACCTATGGTCCTGCTGATATCTTGAAGGTGACTGTATCCTTCAATTATGACCGCTATATAGTAAGAGGTTAAATCCCCTATTAATAATTTAATTTGAAATCATTATGCCTTTACCTAAGATTAATACACCAACTTATGAATTAGTTTTACCATCGAATGGAAAGAAAATAAAATACAGACCATTTCTAGTGCGAGAAGAAAAAATTCTCATTATGGCACTTGAAACTGAGGATCAGAAACAGATCACCGATGCAGTAATTCAAATATTAAGTGCATGTATCATTTCAAGGGGAGTGAAATTAAATGAACTTGCAACCTTTGATATTGAATATTTGTTTTTAAATGTTCGATCAAAATCTGTTGGAGAAACAATAAGTCTGAATATAACTTGCCCTGATGATGAAAAAACTAATGTTGAAGTGGATATAGATTTAGATTCAATAAAAGTTAAAAAAGATAAATCTCATACAAATACTATTAAACTTGATGATAACCTTTCACTCAAATTAAAATATCCATCTATGAAGCAATTCATTGAGAGTAATTTTGAGGCAGGTGAAGAAAGTGTGAATAATACAATGGATGTTGTAACATCTTGTATTGATATGATTTATAATGAAGAGGAGAGTTGGAGTGCTTCTGATGTTACGAAAAAAGAGTTAGAGGATTTCATAGACCAACTGAATACAAAACAATTTCAATTAATTGAAGTATTTTTTGACACTATGCCTAAATTAAAACACGAGATAAAGATAAAGAATCCGAAGACTAAAAAAGAGAGTAAGGTGACACTAACAGGACTAAACGATTTTTTCGGGTAGCCCTTTCACATGATAGTTTAGAGAATTATTATCATACTAATTTTTCTCTAATGCAACATCATAACTATTCTCTATCAGATTTAGAGAATATGCTACCTTGGGAAAGGGAGATATATGTGGATATGTTAATTCAATATATCAAAGAAGAAAACGAAAAAGAAAAGGCAAGAAAAGCAAAAGGACAATAAAATGGCTGAAGAAATAAAAGACGTAAAGGTCGCAGAACCTAAACAAAAAATTAGTGTAGACCTAGAGG